TTGTTAATATAGAGGATGTAGTGTAATGGCAACACGCCACATTTGGGATGTGGAATCGCGGTTCAAATCCGACATCTTCTACCATATGCGGGATTGGCGCAGCAGGTAGCGCATCTGACTTACATTCAGGAGGCTCATAGGTTCAAATCCTATATCCCGCACCAAAGTTTCTTCATAAATCGCTCCAAAGACACATACAGCAAATTTTGTTTAGTAAAACAATGTGTTATAGGTTCGAGTCCTATCTTGTGAGTATTTTGCGAGTCGACCAATTGGTAGGTCAATTGTCTAAAATGTGTCTTGTAATTTTCCCTTCGTTCAAATTAAATATTGGGGATTGGTGTAATTGGTAGTCACATTTGACTTTGACTCAAACAGCGTAGGTTCGAATCCTGCATCCCCAGCCACGCCAGTGAAGAGTGAACAAATGTAGGCACACTGGGGTATCAATAAAAGGCGGTATGTGTGGTTAAAGAGGGCAGACCTTAATGCAACCTCATTTTTAATATGCCGCTGTGGTGGAACAGGTAGACACCACAGACTTAAAATCTGTTGCTCTTTTTGGGCGTGCCGGTTCGAGTCCGGCCAGCGGCACCATATGATTAAAATCAACTAACATTTTGTTAGTTGATTTTTTTTATTTGTTTGGACCGACCGGCAACAAACGCAAGAATCGAAAACCCAAATCAAAAAATCGATTTAGAAATTTTAAGGAGGATTTATATGTCATATCAATTAACGCGTAATACTCTATCTCGATATCTAAATACTGATACATTGAAAATCCAAGAGTGTAAAGAAATAGAAAATTTTCAACCTTTGTTACAAAAGAACTATGGAGAAGATTATGATTGCTCATTGGTTTCAATTACTATGATAATTAATAACTATCGAAAAGAATTAGTTCCTTTAGATATTTATAAAAAAGTAGAAAAGATTGCTAAAAATTATTTTTATAATGGAAAAGTATTTGGTACTTTACCTTTCTTTATAAAAAGCATTTTTGATAGAACTTTAAAAGAATATAAAATATATAAAACCACAAAAGCAAAATATTTAAAAGATTGCGGTTTTACCTATAATTTAATAAAGGAAAACATAAAAGCGCAAAAGCCTATGATTTTATCTATGTGGAATGATGGCCGCAACTATTATAAGAATCATAGTGTAGTAATTATTGGATATGCTATAATAAATAATAAAAAGTTTTTAATAGTATTTGATAATTGGAGTCGTGAAAAGGCTTATATTGATTACTCAAAATTAAATAAAATGAGTTGCTTAAACTATTAAAAAAAAATTTGACAAAACTAAAAAATCTATCTACAAATTATTTTAATAATTTTAGAAGAGATAACTTTTGATTGGAGGTTAAAGTTTACTATGGCCGTAACTATATAGTTAAAGCGTGGTACTGCCGAGGCTTGGAAAAGAGTTAATCCTATTCTTGCTGTTGGTGAACCTGGTTTTGAAAAAGATACTAATCGCTTAAAAATTGGTGATGGTATTAATAATTGGGTTAATTTACCTTATCAAGATTAGAGTAACGAAAATGTATTTAATACCAATACTCGTTATGAATTTCCAAGTATAGGTAAAGAAAATGTTATTTATAAAGCCTCCCAAGAAGCAAAATTATATCAATGGAATCCTACCTTAAATATCTATGAGTCTTTAATTGGTTCAGGAGATGGTGGCAGTCTCGATGATATAGATTTAATAAATGGAGGTAACGCATATGGCAACTCTTAATACCAGAATAGCGTTAAGAAGTGACTCTTCAGCCAATTGGGCAAATAATAGTTCTGTTATTTTACTGAAAGGCGAAATGGGTATTGAATTTGACGATTCTGGCAATGTCAAAATGAAAGTCGGCGACGGTATCTCCACTTGGGCCGCACTACCTTATTTTGCAGGTAGCGACGCAAGCACCGAAACCGCAAAACCAAGTCAGGTATTCCAAGCCGATATTGAAGGCGAAGAAACTGATTTAGAGGCAATTAATCGTGTTGTTGGCGAAGCAGTTGTCTCTGAAGGCGATATGGCTATCGTAAGAGCCACTACCGCTGAAAAAACTTTCCATACCGCTTATGTTTATGACAATGGCGCTTGGGCTGCTATGGACGGCAATTATAATGCTGAAAATGTTTACTTTGATGAAGATTTATTAACTACTGTTGCAGTTGGTAATATTGAATTAGTAAATGGACAAGCAACTATTGCTTCTACTGGCAAAAACTTAAAAGAAGTTTGGGAATCTATCTTTGTTAAAGAGCAGAATCCTGAAACTATTGATCCTGCAGTATCTTTCACTTCTGCTACTACTGGTAGTTATGAAGTTGGTACTTCAGTCACTCCAAAATGTACTGTTAAATTAGATCCTGGCTCCTATTCTTATGGACCTGAAACTGGCATTACCCCAAGTAGTTGGACTGTCCAATTAAAGAATGGCTCTACTGTTGCTCAAACTCGTTCTTCTGCATTTGCCGAATTTGATTCTATCATTTTAAGCGACGGCGCTAATTATTCTTATGTTGCAACTGCCGCATATGAAGATGGCGCGATGCCTTTAACCAATAGAGGTAATGAATATGCAGATGGACAAATTAAAGCAGGTAGCGATAGTGAAACTTATAGCAGTAAAATTTCTAGTTATAGAAATACTTTTTATGGCACTTTTACTGAAAAAGACACACCTACCAGTGAAAATATTAGAGGATTAGCCGGAAAATCTGGTCGAGCATTATCTAACGGTTCTTCTTTCACTTTTGATGTTCCTGTTGGCGCATTAAGAACTGTTATTGCTTATCCTGCTTCTTTACGAGATTTAACTGCGGTAAAAGATAATAATGACTCTATGAGTAACATTATTTCTTCTTTCACTAAAATGACTGTATCCGTACAAGGTGCTGATGGATTTAGCGGTATTGATTACAAAGTCTATTATATTGACTATGCTAACGCTAATGATGTGGCTAACAAATATACTGTAAATATTTAAGGGGGTAAAAAACGATGGCTTTAACATTTGGTAAAATCAATCGTGCGGCGAGTTTTAACCCTACAACCGCGTTCCCACTTGATGCGCGCAGTTATTTTGAAAGTTATGATTTAGCCGTTGCTGCTGCCTTAACTGCCAAAGAGGCAGGCGATACTACTACTGTTCACTATTATGGTGAAACTTTATGTGTCGTTGAAAATGGCGCTGCTAAACTTTATATCATTCAGCCAGAAGGCAAATTAGAGCCAGTAGGCAGTGATGTTAAAGTTAGCGTAAATGAAAATGCTTTTACTTTTACTGATGGTAAAATTGATTTACTTGGCTTTAGTGAAGCAGTCGCGGGCGCGCAATTAGTAAAAACTGAAGACGGCAAAATCTCTTGGGTAAAACCTGATGCTACCACTGTAGAAGGTTTACAAACTGCGGTTAGTACTTTAGAAACCAATGTTTCTAATTTAACTACTCTTGTAAATAATAAAGCAGATTCTTCTACTGTATACACCAAGACCGAAGTTGACAATAGTTTAACTGCTATTACTAATACTTTAGATAATAAAGCAAATGCGGCTGATGTATATAGTAAGAGCGAAGTTGATGGTTTAGTTTCTCCCAAGGCTAATGCTGCTGATGTATATACTAAATCTGAAATTGACGCTTTAGTTAATCCTAAAGCCAATAGCAGTGATGTTTATACTAAAGCCGAGGCTGATAGCGCGATTGCCGCAGCGGTTGCAGGTGCCGAACATCTAAAGAGACAAATCGTTGACCAAGCCGATATTGACATTTATCTTGCTGGACCTACTCTGGCTGAAAAGAATGTCATTTATATGGTTAAGACTGGTGCATCCAGTGATGCTTATAAAGAATATATGCGATTTGACGCAGAAGATGGCACTGTAAGTTTTGAACAAATAGGCGATACTTCTGTTGATTTAAGCAATTATGTTACTTCTGATGCTTTGAATAGTAAGGCAGACGTTAGTGTTACTGATAATCTGGCTGCTTTAATTCAGGCAAATACTAATAATATCGCTTTAAAGGCTAATCAATCTGATTTAGAGACTTTATCTACTTCTGTTGGAACTAATACCAATGAAATTGCTGCTTTAAAAGAAGCAATGAATGATAAAGCCGCAAAGAGTGATTTAGAGAGTTTACAAGAAATTGTTAATTCCAAAGCCGCACAAAGCGATTTAGATAATTTAAGCAGTACTGTTTCTGCTAATGGCGAACAAATTGCTTTATTAGAAACTAATAAGGCTGATAAGAGTGATTTAGAATCTTTACAAGAAGTTGTTAATTCTAAAGCCTCTCAAAGTGATTTAAATGCTTTAGCAAAGATTGTTTCTGATAATTCCACGGCTATTGCAACAAAGGCTAATCAATCTGATTTAACTGCTTTAAGCGGCGTTGTTGATAATAAGGTTGATAAAGTTTATAGTGAAGTCGATGGAGAACAAGTTGCTTGGACTTTATTAAGTCCTACTAATGCTAAAAAGTTAGAGTAGTTAAGTATTGATGAAGATGGTAGTGTTGGTATCTCTGGTACTGTTGCTGCCGATAAGGTCGAAGGTCTTGCTGACTGGATTACAAGTAAGCGTGACACCGTTCCTGGTTTATTCTCAACTACTTATCAATCTAAACTTGATGGTATTGAAGAAGGCGCTCAAGTTAATGTAATTGAAGCAATTAAACTTGCGGGCGCTGATGAAAATCTCGCTATTGCTAACAAGACTGTTGAAATTCCTTATGCAACTGATAGTCTTGCTGGTATTGTTAAAACTTCTCAAGAAATTACTTTAAATAGTGATAAACAATTAGAAGTTTTAAGTTTGAACGTGGATAAGTTAGTACAGACTGGTGATTTACTGCTGAATTGCGGTGGAGCCACTGGTTTTACTTATTCTGAATAATTTTAAATTTGAAAAGGAGATAATTATTTATGGCTACTGCTAATAAGACTTTACAGACAAGAATTCAATTAAAGTATGACTCTTATGAAAATTGGATTAGCAATAACCCTGTATTATTAAAAGGTGAAATCGCTGTTGCTACTGTCTCTGTCCCCGCAGAAGGACAAACTAATACTCCCGATTTTCAGAATCTGCCTAACGTTGTTTTAAAAGTTGGCGATGGTAGTTCTCATTATAATGATTTAAAATTCGTAAGTGGTTTAGCCGCTGACGTATACAAATGGGCTAAGGCTGATAAAAAGCCTTCTTATTTTGCTAATGAAATTCAGGGTTTAACTGAATATGTTCAGAATATTTCTGACGTTGACACTAACACTGAATATCAGTTAGTTGTTGTCGATGCTGAAACTTATAAGTATAAATTACAAAAGCGTGTTTATGCTAACAATGCTTGGGGCGAATGGGCTGATACTGAGACTTTAGATTTAAGTGGTATTAACACTCGTTTAGGTAGTTTAGAGGCTACTGTTGAAGGCTTAACTGGTTCTTCAGGCGGTATTCAGGGTGCTATCAATACTGCTATTGGTGCTTTAGACTCTGATGAAAAACAAGAAGCCGGCGCTGATGGCTTAGCATTAAGAGTAGTCCAAGTTGATGGTGCTATTACTTCTATCTCTGGTTCTATCGCTGCTAATACCTATGATGCTTATGGCGCTGCTGCCGATGTTTTAGGCTCTAATTCTGATGCTGCTGATGCTAACACTGTTTATGGCGCAAAAGCCGCTGCTGCTGCCGCTCAGACCGCTGCCGCTGCTGCTCAAAAGGCCGCTGAAGATGAAGCCACTGCTCGTAAAGCCGCTATTAATGCTCTGGATTACAATGGTTATGTTGCTGGTAACGCTGAAGGCGCAGTTATTTCCTTCGTTGGCGAAATCAGTGAAACTGATGGTGTAATTAGTGCTACCAAGCGTGATTTAGTATTTACTGATGCTTATTCTGCTTCTAATCCTGCTGCTACTAAAAAGTATGTTGATGATACTGTTCGTACTAATGTCGCTGATTTAACTGGCGCTATGCACTTTGAAGGTGTCTTTGAATCTCAGCCTGCCGTTGATAATTACAGTGCTGGTGACGTTATCATTGTTGGTCAAACTGAATATGTTTTATCAGAACAAGATGATACTAAGGTTTGGATTGAACTTGGTAACGAAGGCGCTATTGCTGCTGCTATCCAGGCTTTAGATAGCGATAAATATAATGACGTTGACGCAGGAGAAAACCCAGTTGCTAATCCTGCTAAAACCATTACTAGAATCGTACAGGTAGATGGCGTTATTACTAATGTTGAATCTGCTGAAATTGTTATTGATTCTAATCACGTTACTGTTGATAATCAAACTTTAACTGCTAAATTGGCTAGTTTAGCACAAGAGACTACTGCTTCTCACGAAGCCTTACAGAGAGAAATTGATGCTAATGAAACTGCTATTGGCGTTTTAAATAGTGGTTCTGAAGTTGCAGGTTCTGTTGCTAATAAAATTGCTACTGCTATTAATGCTTTAGATAGTGAAGTATCTAATACTAAAGGAACAGATGGTTTATCATTAACAGTAACTCAAGTTGATGGTGCTATTACTTCTATTTCTGGCTCTATTGATCCTGAAACTTACGACGCTTATGGCGCTGCAAAGGCAGTTCAAGGTACCACTGAAAGCACTGTTGCTGATGCTATGACTGCTGCCGCTGCTGCTCAAAAGGCTGCTGAAGATGAAGCCACTGCTCGCGATCTCGCTATCAAGGCATTAGATGGTTCTGCTACTGCTACTGCTACTGACAATGGTACTGTTAATGTTTTAACTAGTGTTGTTGAAACCGATGGTGTTATTTCCAAAGGTGCAGAAGTCAACTTGTCCAAGGTTGCTCAAAGTGGTAAAGTCCAGGACTTAATCCAAGACGCTAACACTTATATCGTATTCGATTGCGGTGACTCTGTAAACAATATCTAATCTAAAATTTTTCAAGGCTCATTCAATTTAATTGAATGAGCCTTTTTTTTATATATAAATAGATATGAATATAAAAAAGGAGGCTAAATAATGGGAAAGGCTTTAAATACCATTATTAAATTACGTGCTGATGCTTCTCATAATTGGATTGCCGCGAACCCCATTCTACAAGCAGGCGAACCTGGTGTAGAAATCGATACTTTAAAATTAAAAATCGGTAATGGTGTTTCAACTTGGCAAAATTTACCATATACAACTGGCGAAGCAGAAATCGTAGGCAATAGTGGTATGATAATAGTTGATACTCTGCCTGAAGTTGGTAGTCCTTCAGCCCTCTATAAAGTTGAACATAGTTAGAAGATTTATTTTTGGAATACTTTAACTAACGAATTTAACTTATTAGATTTCTCTGAAACTCCCACCTTCGAAGATACTAATACAGATAACATTATTGTATTAAATAGTCTCTCTGATTTACCAGAAGAAGGAGTAGATAATTATCTCTACAAAGTATTAGAAAACCAAAAGATTTACTTATGGGATTCTAGTAAGAAAGAATTTACATCTTTAAATAATGAAGAGATAGTTATACCAGAGTTTGAAGATACTAATACTGATAATATAGTAGTAGCATCTACTTTTAATGATTTTCCTGCTGAAGGTCAAGAAAACTATTTATATAAAGCACAAGATGAATAGAAATTTTATTTCTATAATCCAAGTCTTGGTGTTTATGATTATCTATTTACAACACCCGAGTTTGAAGACACAAATACTGACAATATAAAAATCGTAGACACTTTACCAGAAGTAGGAGAAGAAAATATTTTATATAAATTATCTTCTACTCAATCCTTCTATTTTTGGAATAATTTAACAAATTCTTTTGAACCTTTAATTACAGTTACTGAAGATATTATTCCAGAAGTCAAAGGTGGCATTGAAGTCGTTGATACGATTGAAAACTTGCCGGCCACAGGTTCTTCTGATATGTTATATAAAGTATTAGAAGATGAAAAAGTTTATACTTGGAATGCTTCAACTAATGAATATGCTCAAGTAAGCGGTTCAACAAGTGCGGGCGAAGGCAAAAATAATATAATTGTTGTTGAGAAATATGCCGATTTACCTGAAATAGGTGAAGCAGATGTATTATATAAGGTCGCCGCAGACCAATTATTCTATACTTATAATACAATAACCAATGCTTATCAGCAAATGGGTCAAGGCGGTGGTGTAGCAACTGAAGGTTACACTATCACTCTACAAAATACCATCGACCGCATTTTCGCTGCTATCGAGGGCGATCCAATCACTATAGGCTTTAGATATTCATCTGTTGATGCTACTGGATTTGCCGATGGTCCTGGTATTGGTACTTTAATAGTTAACAATGTAAAAAAGGCTACTGTCGCAATTCCTCAAAAAGTTCAAACTTTAGATATTACTAAATATTTAAGTTTGGGTGAAAATAATGTTGAATTAACAGTTGAAAATAGTGAATCAAATTCTAAAACATTGGCTTTCTCTATTGAAGTAGTAAACTTATATTTAACTACTAATGTTAAAGATATGGATACTTATTTCAGTGAAACTGCAATTCCATTTACAATTACCGGTCCCGGCACTAAACTTATGCATTATATCATCGACGATGAAGAGATTGCTAGTGAGGAAGTTACAAGCACAACTCAATTAGCACATAGTTATAGAGTTCCTATGCAAGAGGCGGGCGCTCATATATTAAAAATCTATGCTGAACGTGAAGTTAATAATATGACTATTACAAGTAATACATTAGTTATTGGTATGATGTTTGTAACTGATGAAATGGTTGATACTCATATTTTATCAAACTTCCAATAGAAGACAGGAGCACAAGGTGAAATTATTACCATACCTTATATGGTATATAACCCATTCCTTGAAACTGCTGATGTTATTTTAACTATTTATAATGAAGATGGTAGCGTTTATTTTACTAAAGAAATTACTGTTGATTAGACTGTGCAGAACTGGGTTACTCAAGATTATCCTGCTGGAAAAGTAACTTTTGAAATTCAAGCACATTCTGATTCTGGTACTGATGCAGTAAAATAGTTTGTCATTGATATTGAACCTTCAGTTTTCGATCTAGAAATTTCTAGAGATAGTTTAACTCTTGAATTTAGTGCGGCCGGCCGTTCCAATAGTGAACGTAATCCCGAGTCTTGGTCTTATGGTGACTACGTTGGCGAATTCGAGCGTTTTGCTTGGTCTGGCGCAGATGGATGGGTTGAATCCGACGCGGGAGAGACTGTTTTAAGATTTTTGCCCAAGAACAAATTAACAATTCCATTCTATCCATTCGCTACCGATAAGCGCAATACTGGCTATACCATTGAATTAGAATTAGAAACTCGTGACGTTGCAGACTATGATGCAGTTGTAGTTTCTTGTATGGATGAAAATGGTATTGGTTTTGAAATTAAATCTCAATCTGTTGTCTTTAAAACTGAACTTTCTGAATTAGATATGATGTTTAAAGAAGATGAAAGAGTTAGAATTACAATTGTAGTTGAACCTTCCACTTTAAATAGATTTATCTATATGTTCATTAATGGTATTATGTGCGGTTTAACGCAATATACCTCAAATGACAATTTTAAACAAGCAAACCCCAAACCTATTGTAATAGGTTCTGAAAAGTCTGGTATTGACTTATATAAACTTCGTTTCTATGAAAGAAACTTTACTTACATTGAACAATTAAATAACTATATCTGTGACCGCTCTACCAATGCAGAAAGATTTGAATTAAAAGAGCGCAATGATATTTATGATATTTCAGGCAACTTAACAATTGGCTCTCTACCTCCTGAAATTCCTTATCTAGTTATGCAATGTGAAGAATTACCTCAATTCAAAGGCGATAAAAAGAAATCAAAGAGTATGTACTTTGTTGACCAATTGCGCCCCGAGCGTTGTTTCTCTGCAAAGGGTTGTCAATTCGACGTTCAAGGTACTTCTTCTGCTGGCTACCCTATTAAAAACTTTAAAATAGCCTTTAAAGAAGGTATTATCTTACCCGATGGAACTTCTGCAGACGGTTATGATATTTTTGAAGGTGGCATTTTAGCAGAAACATTCTGTTTAAAAGCCGACTTTGCTTCATCTGAACAAGCCAATAATGTTATGTTAGTTGACTATTATGATGAAATAGTTCGTGATTATTTCTTAACTCCTGCCCAAGAGGAAGATGAAAGAGTTAGAACTGGCGTGCGCGGCACTCCTATCGTTGTCTTCTGGGAAAATACTGAAACTGGTGAAATCAAATTCCAAGGTCAGTATAATATGAACGATGATAAGAGTAATGAAATTGTATTCGGTTTTGATAGAACTAAATATCCTAACTTGGAATGCTGGGAATTCTGTAACAATACTTCTTCTCGTGTATTATTCCAAAGAAGTGAATATGAAGAAACTACCACTGATAAAGATGGTAATACTGTTCCTGCGTGGACCGCAGATTTTGAGGCTCGATTCCCCGATTTAGATGACCCATATCGTGATTACACTCGATTCAAGCGAATGACTGACTGGGTTGTTTCTACAGATAGACGTCAAGCAACCGATAATGAATTACCTGAACCTATCACATATGCAGATGTTGAATATACTAAAGATACTGCAGAATATCGTTTAGCAAAGTTTAAAGCAGAATTTGAAAATTATTTCTGTAAAAACCCAATGATTTTCTATTATGTTTTCACTGAAACTTTCTTAATGATTGACAACCGCGCAAAGAATATGTTCTTAACTTCTTTTGATGGAGAACATTGGTTCCCAATTCCTTATGACTTTGATACTGCGATTGGTATTAATATTAATGCCTGTTAAACCTTTTCCGTTTCATCAACGGGGTTTATGAATTAAAATTCATAGGCTAACGGGGAAACCTGACCGCATAATGGCGAAGGCAATCCCGTGGGAAATTATTTAAACTATTTAAAAAAAATAAAGAAAGGAGGATAAAAATGATTGGAATTATTTATAAAGTAACAAATAAAATAAATAATAAAATATATATAGGTTAGAGTATAAATACTTTAAACCGAAGACGTACAAATCATTACTCTTCAGCAAGAAATCATAATAATAATTCAATATTTCATAAAGCATTAATGAAATATTCTAAAGATGATTTCACTTGGGAGATTGTAGAAACAATTTCTAATAATAATATAGAGTTATTATAGAAAGAATTAAATGAGAAAGAATGCTATTTTATAAAATTATATGAATCTAATAATTTAAATAAAGGATATAATATGACCGCTGGTGGCGAAAGTTTTCAAGAACAAGCACAAAATTTTTGGGATGATCCAAATCGAAGTGATAGTTGGAGAAAAGAATTAAGTAGCCGAATGACAAAATATTGGTCTGATGAATCCCATATAAAGCATTAGAGTGAGCAAATGAATAAATTTTATAAAACAAAAGAAGGACAAGAAAAAGCCAAACAACATAGTAATTTTATGAATGATTATTATAATGGTGTTAACGCAAGAAAAAATAAGGCTAAAACTTCTCATTATTTTATAAAAGCAATTTCTCCAAATCAAGAAGAGTTAATTTTTATTTCATCTAAAGAGCCTGATTTATATTTTAATAGAAAAATAAATTTAAGGGCTAGGCTACATCAAGTTGGAGACATATGGATTCCAACAACTAGATGTCCTCATTTATATGGATGGAAATTTGAAGCAATAGAAAAATATGAAATAGTTTAAATAAAAACCTGTAACGACTATCTCCGTATCGGGAGAGTAGGGGTGCTATTGATACGCACTTCGAAATGGGTTTTGTAGATTTTAAAAATCTATTAAGATATAGTCTGTCCCATTAGAAATAATGGATTTAGATGATTAATAATGAAGGAAAACTTGTCTTCGACTATGATTTAGAAGACTATGACCAAGTTGATGGTGATGATGTATTTAATGGACAATAGAGTACGCTTTGGATTAACGTAAGAGATGCTTTCGGTAATGATATTCGTAAGATGTATCAAGATTTGCGCTAGAGTGATAAATTCTCTTTTGAAACTATTAATGCAAAAATGACTGCTCACCAAGAAACTTGTTGGCCAGAAGCAATCTGGAATACTGATGCTAATATAAAATATATTCAACCCTTCTTTACTACTGGTATTAACTACTTTGAAATGTGCCAAGGCAATAAAAAGGCTCAACGTGAATGGTGGTTATTTAATGCATTTAAATATCGCGATTCTAAATATTATGCGGGCGACGCAGTTGATACATTCGCATTCTTTAGAGCATATGATAAGGGCAATGTTACTGTAACTCCTTATCAGCACTTATGGCCAAGAGTAGAATATACTCGTAGTTATCCTTATACTGTAAGAAGTAAACGCAATGTTCCTAATGTTATGATTAATAAAATGGATAACGTCCAAGATACTGAAATCTGGATTGACTCTATTGATAGAATTGTTAGTTTGGGCGATATGAGTGCGCTAATGACTGACACTGTTGACTTTGCAAAAGCCGCAAAATTACAAGAAGTTATTTTAGGTAATCCTACTGAAGGATATGCAAACACACACTTATCTGAATTAAGTTTAGGTACTAATAGATTATTAACATATTTAAATGTTGAAAATTGTACAAATCTATCAAAGGCAATCAGTGTTGAGAGTTGCGCCAACCTTGAAGTCGTTAAAGCGAAAGGTTCAGCGCTTCCCGCGATTGACTTCCCTATTGGAGGACATTTAAAAGAATTGTATCTTCCCGATACATTCTCTAACTTAACCTTGCGCAATCAGCATATGATTGAAGTATTTGATTTAAGCACTTATGAAAACTTAACTTCTATGTGGATAGATGATACTCCTGGATTACCAATAGAAGAGATTTTATTAAATTCTCCAAAATTAAATCGTGTAAGATTAGTTAATTTAACTTGGCAGGTAAGTAATGAAGATAATTTAAAAACTATTTTCAATAAATTAAAAACTTGCGCTGGCCTCGATGCTAATGGTAAGAATGTAGATAAAGCAGTTGTAACTGGTTATATTGAAATCAATTCTATCTCTGACGATTTCTTGGAAGAATTAAATGAATATTTCCCTGAACTGATTGTTATCGTTGATGGTAAAACAAGATTTTTCTTGCGCTATGTTAACTGGAATAATGAATTATTATACAAATATGCTATTTCTCAAGGTAGTAATGCTATTGACCCTGTACAAAATGGATTAATTGAAACTCCTATTAAAGAAGGTAGTGAAGATACTCGTTATAGTTACACCGGATGGAGTAGTTTACCCACTAATATCCAAGGTCCTCAAAATATGGTTGCTTTATATGCAACTGAATTTAGAATACAATTCCTTGATGGAGATAATAATGTAGTTAATACTCAATGGATTATTGCCGGCGAAAGCGCAATAGATCCAGTAGAGAACGGATTAATTAACATCCCAGTAAAATCTTCTGATGTACAATATAATTATGTATATGCTCATTGGAATGAAACATTTACTGAAATTGTAAGTCCTATGAATGTTACACCCTATTTCACTGCATTCTTGCGCGATTACCCTGTATATTTCTATAATGGTGATGAAAAATTACAAGAATCTCGAGTATATTATGGTAATTTCGCTGTGTATGAAGGCGAAGAAAGTGAAATTAAGAAAAAAATTGGCGGAGTACCTTCTGATTATTATGAATTCGCTTCTTGGTCTCCCTCTTTAAGTGAACCTGTTACTGGTACTACTTATTTCTATGCTCAATATGTATTTGACGGATATATTGAAGATAGTTGGGAAACTATTATAACCAATGTAAGTACTGGTAATTCTGACGCTTATGGTTTTGGCGGTAAGAAGAAGATAAATTTAATCTATACCAATTTAGGACAAACATATACACAAGATGTTGAGTTTGAAATTGTAGATAAAAACCACGATATTTTAGAAAATATTGACCCAAGTTATAATAATGGTGCTGAAAAAGCGGGTTTAACTTTCCGTTGTGAATTACCTTTAAATAGAACTATTAATAATGGTCCAAAGACAGTAGGTACTTCTTCTGGATTGAACATTGGTGGTTGGGAAATTTGCGACGTTCGTACTTGGTTAAATGATGAATTCTTTGAATGTTTACCTGATATTTTAATAAAAAATATTAAATCTGTTGAAAAGATAAGTGATTTAGGTTATCAAGAAAAAGGATTAAAAACTACATATGATAAGATCTTTTTACCTTCTTTAGAAGAATTAAATATTAAGAATAGTAATTTTACTGTATTAGGACAAGGCACTCCTTATGTTTTATTCTCTGATAATGCAAGTAGAAAATCTGATATTATGTATTGGACTCGTTCTACATATCCAATGACCCACATCTGGTGCGCTATTGACTTGAATGGCTATGCGTCTTATAGTGGCGGCGGCAATAAATCTAAAATTATATTCTTCTTCTGTATCTAATAAAGGAGGTATTTAATTATGTATAAAGTAATGCATAACAATCAAATTATTGATGTTTTAGAAGATTTATGCTATGTTAAATGTCTTCCTAAAACATAGAGAATAATATCAGTTGATGAGCGTTAGGCTAATGGTATTGTTTCTTCTGATGGCGAACAAATCTATCATTTATATGGTACAAAAGATACTTTTAATGAAAAAAAATTAACAGTAAGTGTTAAACCAATAGAAGAAGAAGAATATTTAAGATTAACTACATAGGTTAAAGAAAATGCCGATTTAGCAAATCGAATTAAAGAATTAGAAATCTTGGTTCAAAGTCTTCAAGAATTAATTTCAAAAAGTTAAATATATTGTGAAAAATAATAAGTTTGAAATTGATAACTTATTTAATCTTTTAACTCTTTGAAAATGATAATGAGAAAAGATTTCTTTTAATATAATTATTATGGGTATTATTATATTCTTTTCGAAGAGTATAATAATACCCTTTTTTTATTTATCTTTTAAAAAAGAAAGGATGATAAATTTGGCTGGTAATAAAACTTTCCAATCTCGTATTGTGCATAAACACGATACAGAAGAAAACTGGCTAAAAGCAACCAATTTTATACCTTTACAAGGCGAAATAATTATCTATGATATTGATGATAATTATTCGTATGAAAGATTTAAAATTGGTGATGGAACTACAAATGTTAATTCTTTACCGTTTGTTATTAATATTATACCTATTACAAATGAACAAATTGATGAAATATGTGGTGCAGGTACTTCTCCAGTATTAGGAGAAGGAGTACTTGGTGAAATGATACTTTAATATTATTAGGAGGAACAAACTATGAGTTATCAGAAACAGATTTTTGAAAATGGAGATACTTTAACTGCTGAAAATTTAAATTATATGGAAGTTGGTATCGAAGAGGCTTTAATCCCTTTTAGATTTGTTATTGATTATAAATGTAGAGAGGATTCATTAGATGAAGCCACTGTTGATAAAACATTCGAAGAATTAAAAGAGGCTTTTCTTTCTGAGGCTTTAATGGATGGATATTTGATTCAAAGAGAAGGACAATGGAATGAAGATGAAGAAATTTATACATATGAAAAACCAACTGCTATTTGGAAAGTTCTTAAAGTTTTATTAATGGATAAGTATGAATGGGACGATGAAAATGATGTTGAAATTACAATACCAGATTATATTTTTATTTTCTATCTTACTGATTATCGTGAAGTTCAGTATAATGCAGATGGTTCTTGGGTACATTGGGGCGGCAATGGTTAATAAATAATCTTTAAAAAGGAGGGCTATAAATGGATGATAATATCTTTAATGTCTTAACTATAGACGGATTATCTTATTTATGGACTACATACATAAAGCCTAATCTTAATAAAAAAGTAAATAAAGTTGAAGGTAAAGGATTATCTACTAATGACTTTACTAACGAATATAAAGAACAATTAATAAATGCTAATAATAAAGTAGAGAATATTAAAAATTCTGACTGGAATTAGAATGATGAAACTGAAATTGATTTTATTGAAAACAGACCTTTCTATAGTGATTATGTTGTAAAAAAAGATATTTTAACAAATTATACGGTTACTACTACTACTGCTATATTAACTGATGATGGTACTGAATATTATGCTGGTTCATTACCTCGTCCAGATGATGATTATGAAGATAATGATTTATATAAAGTAACTTTCAATGGAGTAGAATATTATTGTACAGCATATGTTCCAGAAGGTTCTGAAGGTTTCCAAGTAATCGGTAATGGAGATTTAAGTGGCGAAAATGGACGTCCTCATAATAATGAACCTTTCTATGTAACATTGTATGAACTCTATACTGAAACCGCAGGAACTTTTACAATCTCTATTCAAGCAATTGAAGGAGAAGTAAAACAAATTGATAAAAAATACTTGCCTTATATGGTCGGCGCAACTGCTGATGATTATGGTATGGCAGGTATAGTCCCCGCACCTGAACCAGGCGACGAAAATAAACTTTTAAAAGGCGATGGTACTTGGTTTGAATTCCCTAATGAACTCGTTTCATTAGCACATAGAAGCCTTACAGTTCCTAATGGAAGTTGGAAATCTAATGTATTTGTTGCAAGTGGAAATGGATTAAGTATTATCACTGCAAAGAATGGAGAATATATTTATTCTTCTAATGGATATGAGTGGATAAAAAATACTATTGAAATAGAAAATTTTAACTCTTTAGAAAAAGCAATTTATTTTAAAGATAAATTTTTCTTATATATTAATTTATATGTCGACAGCGCATATACAGGTGTAATTCTTACTTCAACAGATTTTAATAATTGGGAACAAATTGATAATCCAGATAGAACAGTCCCAGAAAAAATCGTAAATGGATATTTATATAGTAATAATAAATGGTCTGAAGATGGTTTCACTTGGGTAAGCGATGGAAATTCTTTTAATGACGTATGTTATGGTAATGGCTTATATGTTGCCGTACTTCGTACAGGAACTTCCGGTGGCACTGCGACAATTAAAACTTCTACTGATAGAATTACTTGGTCTGATACCGGAGTAACTCTTGGTAACTACTCTTCCGGTTATGATTTAATAGAATATATTAATGGGAAATTTATTGCATTTGACAGTCTTTCAGAAACTGCTTATTCAACAGATGGAATTAACTGGACAGTAGTAAATAATACTTTTATTGGTATACCTTGCACTATTGCTTATAACGATAATATTATTTTAGTAATTAGAGATGGTAATGTAGATAACAGTACATTTGTTTTATATTATTCGCTAGATGGCGGTGTAACGTGGACAAGTAGTCGTTTTATACAAGACTATTTTTATCGTTATGCTTCTGGATATAATTTTGTTAAAACTGACAATGGTTTTATTTTAATCCAAAGTAATAAAATCTTTTATAGTGCAGATGGTATTTCTTGGAGTTTTGATGGACCTCTCGGTTTAGAATATCAAGATGGAACCATTATTACTGAACAAGTTAAAAATTTAATATCTCCCAATGAAATGGTTGGTGCGACTTCTTCTAATGAAGGCAGTGAAGGTTTAGTACCTGCGCCTGCCGCAGGCGATGAAGAAAAATACTTGCGCGGCGACGGCACTTGGGGAGAAATTAATTCTTGCGCGACTATTTTGAGAGTATGGGAGTGATAATTTAATATGGCTTTATATTTAGGAAATACAAAAATAAATTCTTTATAGGCTGAATATACCATTAATTCTGGTGTAACTTCAGTTAATGGATAGACTGGCGCAGTTGTTATTGACGATATGACTGGTGCGACTGCTGAAGCATCTGGTGCTTCTGGTTTTGTTCCTGCTCCCGTTGCTGGTGATGAGGGTAAATATCTAAAGGGTGATGGCACTTGGGCTGAAGTCAGCACTGGCTTAACCAATTTAGTTGATGGCTCTGCCGAAGGTTCTGTGAGAGGAACTGGTACTCTTGAAGAAAATCAAGAGGATTATGAATATACTATTGGCGAATACGCTTTTGTTGAAGGGTATCTTACTAGAGCCACTGGAGATTTTTCTCACGCTGAAGGTTTTGGGACAAAAGCCCTTGGTCAAGATTCTCATGCAGAAGGCAATAACACTGAAGCATCAAACTATAGTTCTCACGCAGAAGGCTATTACTCAAAAGCAACAGGACATACTAATCACGTTGAAGGATATCATACAATTGCAAGTGGTAAAGCAGGTACGCACGTACAAGGTATGTTAAATGTAGAAGATACTGATAAAACTTATCTTCATATTGTTGGTAATGGTACCGAAGATTTCTATATGAATCAAGTACGTTCTAACGCACACACTATTGACTGGGATGGTAATGCTTGGTTCGCAGGAGATGTATATGTCGGTTCTACTTCTGGAACTAATAAAGACGAAGGAAGTAAGAAACTTGCTACTGAAGAATGGGTAAGTGAAAATGCTGGTGGCGGCGCTACTGGCATAACCGCTACTCTCTCTGCTTCTGGTTGGACTGAACAATCCGATGGCTCTTATGCACAGACTGTATCAGTTGCTGGTGTAACCGAAGATAATCAAGTTGTAGTAGACGTTGCATTGTCTGGCAGTGATATGGACGCAGATATTGAAGTGTTGAAAGCTTGGGGCTATGTTAATAGAGCAAGTCAAGCAGTTGATAGTCTAACATTCTATTGTTATGGCGATGTGCCTACTGTATCTATCCCATTGAATGTGGTGGTGATGTGATATGGCAGTTGTGATTAGCAAGCAGATTATAGTTCCTATAGCTGGTAGAATGGCAGTATCCGATATTGAAGTTGGGAGTAGTGTATTTTTAAATGTTGGCGGTGTAAAGACTGAATTTCTTGTAATTCATCAAGGTCTGCCGTCCAGTATTTACGATTCTTCTTGTGATGGAACATGGTTGCTAATGAAGGATACCGTACCAGATAGCAATATGGTTTGGTATGACCCTGAATATGTAACCGAACGTGCAATATATCATACTTCAGAAGTTCACAACTATCTTACTAACACCTTCCCTTCGTTAATTGATACTGCTATTATAAGCAAGATTAAAACGGTTAAAATACCTTATGTTCCAGAAGCATCGGTCTCGTCAGGTTCGAATGGATTATCTACTAAATTTTTTGAATTATCTACTGCCGAATTGGGCTGGACAGCTAAAAGTACTTATTATACTTCTTATAATGATGGTGCTTGCTTACAATATTTTGAGGGTGCTGCGTCAACCGACAGCAGACGAATAGCGTATGATTCAACTGGAACCGCAACTTATTATTGGACACGTTCTCCCGAAGATGATTATAGCGAAGGTGTCATGGGTTGCGCATATCGAGTAACAAAAACTGGTTACTATTCTACCCTTGATATGAACCAGTATAGTAATCTTCGTCCTGCGTTTGTTTTAGATAGTAGTGCAGAGATTGACACAAGAACTTTCGAGATTGTTGGACAAAGTGATAATATTAACTATATTGAGTCTACAGGAACACAGTACATTAATACTGGCATTACACCAAATCAAGATACACGATTTGTAATTGACTTCGAAACACTTGAAGTAAATGGAGAAACGCACATTGCTTCTGTGAGACATAATGCAAGTACTCCTGTGTTTACTTTGTTCTTTGGTAATAGTGGTACTTATGGAACTAGATATGGCACATCGAGTACCGCATATGTTCCTGATTTATCTGGTGTAGGAAGACATGTATTTGATAGAAACAAAAATGTTCTTACAGTTGACGGTAATAAAACAGTTTCTGCAAATTATGAGACGTTTGACCCTTATTATACTCTCACAATTTTTGCTAGAAATGATGGAACTTCTATTAACGGTCACATAAAAGGCCGTTTGTACTCATGCCAAATCTATGACAATGATGTTCTAGTTCGTGACTTTGTTCCTAGTTATGGCACAAATGGAAAAGCTTGTCTGTATGACAAAGTAACTAAACAATATTTCTATAACGCTGGCACTGGCGAGTTTATTGTGGGGTGAGTGTATGGCAGTATTATTAACAGGAAGAAATCCTATTAAAACTTATGAAACAATCATTGTCACCGCAACTGAAACTGTAACCGCACATCCTGTCTCTTACGATTCTTCTGAATATTCCTATGATTCCATTAGCAATGAATCAAATCCAATAGGTAAGGGTTCAGATAATACAACTTACGCAACTATTAATTTAAAAACTGGTGGTAGTGCCGAAACATACGTATATTATAACTTTGACCTTTCTTCAATTCCTAGTAACGCTACAATTGACTCTGTTACATGTGTTGCCAAAGGTTATATTTCCAATGCATCGTCGACGTACATACCCACTAGAACGATTCAGCTATATTCTGGTAGCATAGCGAAAGGTGGCTCTGCTACTTTGACTACAACTGCTACTACTCATACATTCGATGGTGGCGCATGGACAAGAGAAGAGCTGAACGATTGCAGAATAAAACTATATGCCAAAAGAGGCTCGTTTATGGGTACATCTACAGCCAGAAATATGCAGTTTTATGGAGCAGATTTAACTATTACATATACCTATGACTACGAAGAAGAAAAGGTGGAGTATATATGAGCGTATTATTTACTAGAAGAGGGACACCACCTACAATTGTACGAATAATCTCATTTAATCTTGAGACGTACAGTTCTTATGAATGTCAAGCTGAAGAAGGTATGACTTGGGGAGAGTGGATTGATAGCAATTATAATACCATTGATGTTTATCTTAATGACGATGGGCAAGTTATGCATCAAACACATTATTATATAACAAATGAATCCGATACAAGTACCGTTCTAACGGCAAATGACATAATAGAAGAAGATGCTTCATATGTTGGTATGGCATAATAAGGAGGATATTCAATGTATCTATTAATTAATGATAATAAATATACGGTATCCAGACGTATTAAAGAAAAAGATACTCTCAAGTTTTTATCTGTGTCTCCTAATCCAGAAAATATAACTGGAAATATTGAAATGTATCGTGATGATGGTTTTTTACTGTCAACAGACAATATAGATGATTATAAGAAAGTATCTTATACTGGAACACTATTAAAACTTACTAATGTAACTGAAGACAATAAAGTGAAGCCTACAATTACTCAAATTTTAGGCAACCGAATTGGCGCATTAGAAATTGAAAAGGCTGTAATGGCAGAACGTCTTGCGGAAACAGATGAAATCGCAATTGAATTATATGAAGCAGGTCTTGCTCAAGAGGCTATTAATGCAGAGCAAGATGAAGCAATTATTGAAATTTATGAAACTATGGAGGCATTAACAAATGGCTAAAATATATTGGAGACGCATTAAGGCTGGCACTCGATTTTTTGCCAATGTGCCAAAAGAAGAATTGAAAAATGAAATTCGAGAACTTGCCAAAGATGAAGTTCTAAATGGCATCATTAGTATTAATGAATATGAGGAACTTATTGGAGAATCTTATGCTATTTAATATAGAAGGGAAAGATGAAAATTGGCAACAACAGATACTTTACTTTCTCAATTAATCATTAATAAAATGCCAAGGGCTACTTATGATGAATTAAAAGCTAATGGACAAATTAATGACAACGAATTATATTTCATCACAGATACAAGTGATGAAACTCAACCTCAAAGAATTACTTTAGTGGCAAGTGCGGGACAGACTGCCTTCACTATTCCATTTAATTATGATTCTAATTCAAGCAATTTAACAGTTTACTTTAACGGACTATTAATGAAGGAAACTGATAACTATACAGTCGATACCACAACTAATACAGTTAATTTAGTAGATTTCGCTGCTGAAGAAGGCGATATAATTACTATAATGGGTATTTTAGGCGCTTTAAGTATTGACTTCGACCAAGAGGCAATAGAAGCAATTAATAGTATTAATCAAGCAACCGCAAACGCAGAAACTACTATTAATAATAAAGTAAGTGCGGCAAATGCGGCGATTGATGAAAAAATCGAAGAGGTTAATAACATTATTAATGAGTTACCCAGTGATGTAACAACTTTAATGTCTAAAAATGCTACAAATACTATGACCTCAACTGGTAAAATAACTATGGCAAGTAGTTACACACCTTCTAGTAATTATGATGTAGTTACTAAAGGTTATGTAGATAACGCGGTCGGCAATATAATTACACAAGCCTATTCATATGGAACAAGCGCTCCAAGTGACACAAGACTATTATGGATTGATACCTCAACCGGCAACGGCATCTTGAAGTATCATAATGGTAGTGCTTGGACTGCTATCAGCGCAATCTGGAGTTAAGGAGGTAATTTATAATGGCAAGACCTAAATTATTAGATAAAATATATGGATTAACTCCTGATGTTATTGGGGCGGCAAGTAATCCAAACTTATTAGATAACTGGTATTTTGTGAGACCTATAAACCAAAAAGGTCAAACAACTTACTTAGGAACCTCGGGGTATACTTTTGATAGATGGCATTTTGGTACTACAACTAAAGTAGAATTATTGGAAAATGGAATTAAATTTACAAATACTTATGCAGATGGGGCTAGTTATGGCAGACAATATTTGAACCCCCCTTTACGAGCAGGAACTTATACTTTATCAGTATTAGCAAGCGAAGTTATAGGAAATGCTCGTTTTTATTTTAGTGATAATGAAGGTAATACTGTTAATAGTTCCAGTTTATATGTAAAAGCAGGGTTAACAAGTATTACAAAAACTTTTACAGAAAATCAAATATATCGTATTTAGATGGCATTGCCAATTAATAGTTATATGACTATTCAAGCAATTAAATTAGAATTTGGCGACACTCAAACTCTCGCTCATCAAGATGAATTAGGAAACTGGGTATTAAATGAAATTCCAAATTATGCAGAACAAATGGCCATTTGTGAACAATATGATTTTAATACAGGTGTATATATAGGATTTATTGATGCATTACCATTAACGGGAGGTTCTATGTCAGGCTCCGTCCAAGCATCTGCTTCCTCTTTAACAACTGGCCAAGTTAGAAATATCTATTGTTCAACTGCCGAACCCACTGCTTCGGATGGAAGTGTCGGTGATATCTGGGTAGTGTATGAGGAGTGATTTAATTGGCAAGTTATACATTAACTAATTTAATTTCCAATGGTAACTTTTCCTCTAGTTCAACCTCTGGATGGGGTGGTGATAATGGTTCAGTCGCAAGAACAACTTATTTAGGTAAAACTTGTTTATAGGTAACCGCTAGTAGACAATATGGTGGTGCTGCCTATTCATTTACTGGAGTTGCTAATAATGTATATTATTTTTCTGCTTTAATGGCTAAAAGTAATAATAATTTAGCAGGAGTTTCTATCGAATATCGGTCAAGTCCTTGGAGTTCTTATGGTAGATATGAAACCACAAAGAATTTAGACTCTTGGACTAAAATTAGTTTTACTTGTCCAATAGCAAGTAAAACTGGTGTTGGAGTAAAAATTGATACAACTAGAGCAGCAGCCGTATCTTCTACAATATATCTTACTGATTTTATATTAATTAATTTGACTAAACACTTTGGCGCGGGTAATGAACCCTCCTCTGCTTGGTGTGATAAAAATATATCTTATTTTAGTAGTACAACTACAGTATCAGCAGATACCTTTGAAATAAGTCCTGATACTTTACAAGATGGAGATATTCTTGAATTTTATACTACAAATAAAGCAGAAACTATTCACCTTCCAAAAGGAATATATAAATTTGAATGCTATGGAGCCAAAGGTGGTTGTAACAGAAATGATTCTAGTGCATATGGTGTTGGTGGCTCTGGCGGATATTCAGTTGGTACTGTTAAATTAAAAGATAAACTTACTCAACTTTTTATTTATCCTGGTGGCGCTGGATACGAGGCTGATAGTTCTACTGCTACTTGCGGAGGTTTTAATGGCGGTGGTACTGCTAAATATTCTGCTGGCAGCGGTGGCGGTGCTTCAGATATTCGTATAGGCACTGACTCTTTATATGCGAGAGTAATCGTCGCAGGTGGCGGTGGTGGCGCGCAAGGACGTGGCTCTACTTCCTATAAAGCAAGTGGCGGCGCAGGTGGCGGTTTATCAGGCCAATATGGTGGATATTATGGTACACTTGTTGAAGATACAACTAATGGTGGTCCTGGTGGCACTCAAACCGCAGGTGGTGGTGTCGTGAGTTCCACATATGGAAACACTGCTGGTAGTTTTGGTATTGGTGGTAATGGCGGCTATAGAAGTTCGACATATGGAGGCACTGGTGCTGGTGGCGGCGGCTGGTATGGCGGCGGCACTGGTTATAACTACTATTCTGGTGGTGGCGGTGGCTCTGGTTATGTTTATACAAGCGAAACCGCTTCTAATTATCCATCTGGATGTTTATTAAATAGTAATTATTATTTAACTGACGCGCAAACTGTAGCAGGCACTTCCTCTTTCCCCATTCGTGATGGATTCGAAGCAGTTGGCAATGAAGCGCAAGGTTTAGTCAGAATTACTGTTATTAAACTATCTAAAGTTCCTATCCGAGTAAAAACCACTTCAAATACTTGGAAAGAAGCAGTAAGTGCTTGGGTCAAAGTTAATTCAACCACTTGGAAAGAACTCGCAAGTCTCAAGACAATTAGAGTTCCTAATGGATATACCGCTTTAGAATATATTGAAAGTTCAGGTACTCAATATATTAATACTGGATTTAAAGCAACTAATAATACTAAAATGATTTTAGATGCTGAACTTACTTATGGCTCAAGTTGGATTATGATTGCTGGTTCTTATGATTCTGGCGCTTATTATTCTTGGTGGGCAAAAGCATCTCAATTATATAGTTATTATGCAAGTTCTAATCAAAATATGGCAGGTCCAACCCAACGAACAAAATTAATTGCAGATAAAAATAATTGGAGTTATGATGCTAATACTTTATCATTAACAAATACTTCATTTACTGCAACTAATCCAATATATTTATTTAGTGTAAGTAATGGTGGTAGTTATGCAAATGCTTCTATGAAACTATATTCTTGTCAAATTTATGATAATGGAACTTTAGTTCGTGAATTTTAGCCTTGCATAAATCCAGATGGAGTAATAGGTTTATATGACATTATAAATAATGTATTTTATAGTAACGCGGGAACAGGTACTTTTGGAACTCCTTCCTAAAATTTGATTTTTTTAAAAAAAAATGATATAATATATTTACAAAGTTAAGGGATAGAAAATCTTTTATCCCTTAACTTAAATATGCCGGTGTCCCATAGTGGTCGATTGGAGCGGTCTTGTAAGCCGTCGGCTATACCCACGTCAGTTCGAATCTGACCACCGGCTCCATTCAAAAAATAAAATGAGAAAAAGGTGTTATATTATGAAGTATTCTCTGGATAAGTATAAGTATTTTATTGCAAAGAAGACTGATGGTACTCCCTATCAAGTAATTGCGGTTTCCACTTATGCGGGTAAGACAGTGCGCGGTGTCGCTAAACTGACTCCGGGTGACGCGTTTGACGAAGCAAAGGGTCGAGAACTTGCGGCCGCACGTTGTAATGAAAAGATTGCGCGCAAGCGTCTGGCTCGAGCAACGAAGAAGATGGCAGAAGCCAAGGCTTCCTATGAAAAGGAAAAGGCTTGGTATGATCGTATGATTAATTATTGTAATGACTCTATTCAGGCTGCTAATACTGCTCGTGAAAATGTAAGAGAACTTGAAAATAATATGTAAGCGCTAACGCGCTTACTATATGGAGGAATGGCCGAGTGGACGAAGGCGATTGTCTTGAAAACAATAGGCGGGTGAAACCGCCCGTGGGTTCGAATCCTACTTCCTCCGCCATATTCATTAAGGAGGTATTCTTATGCGTTCATCTGCTTATAAGCGACAAATGACTTGGAGAAAAGCAAAGAGAAAGGCTAATCTTGAAAAAGCCATTAATCCTAATGGTAAACCTATTTATGATAATCTCCATCAATATAGTAAGAATTCAATCCATTGTTCTTGTCCTGCTTGTCAGGAAAAAACACGAAATAAGGGAGACCGCCGAGTAAAATCTGGTAATTATAATCCTGCTAAAAACTATAAACACGCTGAATATAAGCGTATCGTTGGTATGGATTATGATGAATTTGAGATTTATATTGAAGAATCTTAAATTGATTTTTTAAAAAAAATATGATATAATATATTTACAAAGTTAAGAAAAAGACATAAAACAGCAATGATATACTTGCGAAAAGGTAAATAATGTGTCTTGTAAGTTTTTACTTTATAAAACTTACATATTGGGGAGTAGCATAGCGGCAAATGCTCTAGTCTCTAAAACTAGCGAAGTGGGGTCGGCACCCACCTCCCCCGCCAGTTCATATTTTATGAACCTCCTGTTTTTCTATTAATAAAAAGACTCTAACAGCAAATATTGGTTTATTTTTATAAATAATAAAAAAGAAGATAATAAAAAAGATGCATTGAGGATTTTTTATTTTACCAATAGAGTCTTGTAATTAAATATGCCGGTGTGGTGGAATGGTAGACACCAGGGACTTGTTGAGTCTCCAGTGAGTTTAATGAGGGCAGCACTCATACCCAGCACCAAAAATCCCTTGGGTTTAAATACCCGTGCGAGTTCGAGTCTCGCCACCGGCACCATAATATGCGCGTGTGGTGTAGCGGCTAACATCAGTGCCTTCCAAGCACTTGTCGAGGGTTCGATTCCCTTCACGCGCTCCATATGCGCCTGTGGCTCAGTTGGTTAGAGCACCTGCCTTTTAAGCAGGGTGTCGCGCGTTCGAGTCGCGCCAGGCGCACCATTCTTCTTAAAAATATGGTGTAAAAGGAGATAGTCGGTTCGATTCCGGCATACACCCGAAATATTTTATTTTAAGGAGATTAAAAATGAAGAAGATTCTTTCTCTGCTTCTGGTTCTCGTTATGATTTTCTCTATGACTGCATTTGCTAGTGCTCACGGCAACTGGCATTTCTATGATATTGAAAATAGCAAGAATCGTGAAGCAATCGAGGCTCTTTATGGACTTGGTATCCTTGAGGGTTATGGCAATGGTAAGTATGGCCCTGGTAACACTTTGACTCGTGCCGAGGCTTGTGCTATTATTGTTCGTGCTATGGTAGAAGAAGACCTGATTTACGAATCTCGTAATAACACTTTTACTGACGTTGATTACTTTGCTTGGTATCGTGCTTATGTAGATACCGCATATCGTAATGACTATATGCACGGTCACGGTGCTACTTTTGCCCCTAATGATAATGTTACTTATGCCCAGTTTGCTACTATTGTTTTGAATATGCTGGGTTATAATTGTCCTAAACTTCCTGGCACTTGGCCCGATAATGCAGTAGAATACGCTACTTATCTGAATCTGTATTATAAGGTAAGCCGCCATAATAACGATGATGCTATTTATCGTGAAGATGCCGCACAAATGCTGCACAACGTACTGGATTGCGATATGGTTATGTGGAAGAATGGTCGCCTGGTTAAGACTGGCGAAACTCTGGAAGAGCATCTGATTGGTCGTTATGCTATTGTCAACGAACGCATTGTAAAGCACGAAGTATTCAGAAATTATGTTGAATACTGGACTGAAACCGGCACTAATGGTTTCTGCGATATTGACACTTGGGATAATGATATTATGGATGGTGACTGGGTCTGGATTACTCTGGACTATCTGGGTCGAACTGTCGCAGTTGACTTCTGCTTCCGTCCTCTTGTAACTATTGATGAAGAGCCTTTTGATGCTGGTACTGTTGTTTACTTTGATAATTTTAGAGACGGCAGTTTTAAGGTTATTAGCCTAGACAGTGAAAAGTATAATGGCGTAATTGATTACTCTTCTGTTTCCAAGAGTGTAGAATTTGTATCTATTGATGGTAGTGAATTTGGTTATGGTTGCTATGCCGCTATTTTTATGGATAGTAATGGTCAGATTGCAAGAGTTGAGTTTTATTCCAATAGTGATGTAAATACTCCTGCTACTCCCGACCTTGAGGCTGGAGAGGATACTTATCCTATGCCTAGTGAACCTGTATATTATACTGCAGAAGGCTGGACAAGATATCATCTGAAGACTTGCCAGTATGTAATTGATGCTACCGTTGATGTTGTTGAATATGATTCAACAATCCACACAGAACAGACTCCTTGTAAGGTTTGTCTGCCCGTTGAATAAAAAACGCGGATTGGAAAATTTTTCCAATCCGCTTCTTTTTTTAAAGGAGAAATGAACTATGAGTAATAATAAGAAAAAGCCTATTGATATCTTGCGCGATGGCGGCGATATTAGTGAAAAAGATAATGGTACTAATATTAGTTGGGATGGCGGAGATTTAGACGACGAAGAAAATGAATAAAAAAAAAATGGATGATACATTAATTTGTATCATCCATTTTTTTATTTAAAATTAAGTATAAGCAGCGGACATCATTATCCAGTTTTTTGCATCAGCAATCTAATCTGCGCTAGGGTTTGTAATCTCTGGATTAAAATAATATAAGACACCATTGCCATATGTGTCTGTTCCATCGTGTCTAACCCATAAAAGTTTAGAATTAGTTGGAGGAGTAGAACCTCTATACCAAACATCGGTAACAATTGTTGAAATCATTGTTTCAACGCTTTCTTCTAATGCATCAATATCTCTTCCTAATTCAGTTTTAGCGCTTTCAATTGAAGTATTTACGCTTTCAGAAGTGGCAACCTCTTTATCATTTACTTTTAAAGTACCACTAAAGTTGCCGTTTGCGGCACTCATATCACCACTAAAAGTACCGTTTACTGCGCTTATATCATTACTAAAATTACCATTTACGGCATTTATATTACCTTTTTCTACAATAATATTACCATCGGTAACTTTAATATCATTTTTAACTTCTAAACTAGCACTCACGACTAATTCTTTACAATTTAAATTTCCAGAAGCAAACACATTGCCTTCTAAAGAAACAGTAAATACATTCGCACGCTTATCATCTGCTTCACCATTACCAATAATAAATAAATCAGTAGTAGGTAAATTATATTTACCAATTACAAGTTGATTATTTGATTCTGCTTTATTACCAAGTCCAAGAGCAAGAGAATTCGCGCCTAAAGATTCTCCCATATGATTTAACATATATTCTTTACCATCTGGATATTTTAATCCATAGGAACGATTAGAATCTACTAATTGTCTTTCTATAGTAACCTTATCCGCTAATAAAGCATCAACATACATATTATGACTATCAACTGCATACGATAAAGTGCCACCGACTTGCGCTTCAGCGTTTTTTAATTTTTCATCTAAACCCATTCGCAATTCTAAATCCATAGCAAATTCTTACCTCCTTTATCGTATTACTATATCTTGCTCTGGGGAACTTGTCCACAATGCGGAAACAGGTATCCAACCATTATTAAAGCGATAATAAACAAGACCATTGCCATTTCCGGCCGCAGTATTAATCCAAATCTTATAATAAGGTTTATCAGGTGTGGTTGAGCCTATATAAACTTCGCTTTTTTCTTCAAGAGCAGCGACTCTTCTTCTTAAATCATTAACTAGGTCTACTAAAGCCTAAAGAACATTCTCTAAACCAGTGGCATCAAGACCATTAAATATGCAATTTTTAACCCAATGCATATGGAGTTTAAATGCATTACTTAATTCGGCTAAATTATCGCCTAAATCTGCGTCTTCTAATAATTGTCTCCATAAATTCTCTAAGAAAGTATAATAATCAGTCGCGCCATTAGTATAAGGTGCATTGGGGTCGCCTGTTAATAAAGTAATTAAATTGCCGTTTTCAGTATCTTTATACCAAGGACGATTATGAATGTAGTTATTATCTTCAGGGTCATTACTATCCCAGTCAGGTCGTAGACTTGATAAGAAACGACTATTCAATTCGCGCAATCTATAATGGAAAACCATACTTAAGTTGCCGCTAATATTAGAATTTTTTCTATAATATACAGTAACAACTGAATGAATAGGAGTTTTTAATAAGATAGTATTAGTAGTTGGGTCAATATCATCTTCTCCAACTTTGAAAGTTAAGTTATAACCTTGAGTAAAAGTAATTGTAGCAGGAAGATTAATATAATCATTTTCTAATACAATATTCTTATTATCATCTAAAACAGGTTGACCATTACTATCTAAAACGGCTTTCCATAGTTTTATAATTGGCTTTTCGCTGCCTTCTTCAACTGTATAAAATCCTTGTCTATCTTTATACATATACTATAAAGTATATTCAACACCTGCGCCAATATAAAGTACACTCTCAATCTTTTTCTTAATTGGATTATCTAACATAAAAGTAATACCCGTTAATTCATTGGGGATATCTTCATTATATGTAGCATTCAATGTATAATCATAAGGCTCTAATTTATATTGTTCATACTTTATTTCAAATTTAATAGAACAATTCTTTTTAATAGGTCTAACTAATACCAATCTATCTGGGTCAGAAGTATGAGTTTTATCTGGTATAGTAAAGTCTCTACCTAAATACAATTGTTTAGGCACTTCACTATCCGTATATTGCATTGTTACAATAGTATTTTTTAAATGTTCGCGCGCACTTAATTGTTCACCATCGCAAATAAAATCAATACTTTTTAAAGGTTTTTTATTACTTAAACCAGTATATGTATTAGTCCATTCATAATTTTTAGGAGTAATAAGAACATCTACTCTTGCGTAAGCAGGATTTTCAATCATACTTCCTGTATTACTATCTATATAATAAGGTAATAATTCTTTAGGTAATTGTAATAAATAAGTTTCTTCATTCTCTATTACACTATCATCTGGAATTTCAAGATTAGGCTATTTAACTCTCATAGTAGTTGCATAAATTTGCTTTAATTTAACATTCTTTTTATAGTCTGCTAAATATCTCATAGCAGCATCATAATCTTCTTTTTTACTGGGTTTTTCTTCTTCTGGAAGATTATTATAAGCATCTTCTGCGGATTTTTCCATAGCCTCAATTTCAGCAACTCTATCTTCTTCATAGGTATACTCAAAAGGATATTCAAAACTGTCCATAGAATCACCATCTGTATATTCTATGTTCTTAACATCGGCTTGACCAACTATTTCTACACTAAACCAGTCATTTGTTAACATTTCACCGGTTATTTCAAAAGGCAATTGAATAGAAGTAATAGGCTTATTATCACTACCTTTTAATACTTCAGACCATTCTTGTTTGCCGTGCGCAGTTTCAAAATAATGGTCTAATCTTTCTTTACGAATATAAAGTGCTCTTGTTGCAGTATCTATTATAATTTCATTATTAATCTCATAATATACTTGACGTGCTTCATTCATACGAATTTCAACTTCATTTCTAAATTCAGAATGAATCATTTTTTCATAAAGCACGCCAGAAAATTGTTTTAAAATACTTAAACTTTCACAGTATGTAAAAGTTCCAAGAATAAAATCATATAAAGTCTAATGCTCAATTTTACCATTATGAGTTATTAAATAATTTAAAACTTTACTACTAAAAACAGAAATAGTATCATTTACTTCTTGTTTATCATTATAATCAATAAATAAGTGCTCTTGGAAAAGTACATTGGTATCTATAACACTATTAGTTACAGATTTAATCAATTCCTCAACTCTATACTCATAAGTTATATCATCTTCGGCATATTGATAAAACTCGGTATTTGTTATAATATTATTTCTATAAAAATATCTTGGCTAATGATTCATTTCAGTTAAATTGTATCTTACATCATAGTGACCCCAAGTATCATCTTCCTCGGTTAAAAGGTCATAAGGATGTGAAAAGATTTCTGAACTATCCAAAGAACGGATATAATAATATTCATTAGAGTGGAAAACTTTTATAGAAGGATTATTTAAAATAGCCTAAAAATCAACATCAGTAATAACATAATCTTTAATCTCACTTGAAACGATTAAACTGCTATTAGTGATAGGTTTATGCCAAATGTAATTAGGAGAAGATGTATCAGTTTCATCCCAGTCAGGACGAATACTAGAAACGTCAGTGAGTAAAGGCAAATCCTTAAAAACAGTCTCACCATCACCAATTTTTATTCCAACAGTAGCCTTTCTGAAATCATCTTTGGTTTCATCAATACTATTAATGGTTGGAACCATTATACAAACTTCACCAGCACTTGGAGTATATGTAGAAGCAATAGTAGACCAAATAGTTTTATTTTCTTTTTTTGTATTCACTACTATATATTCATTACTCAATTAAAATCAACTCCTTCTAATAAGACTACAAAAAATTGTAAATTTAATTTTATAGAATTACCCAAATCTTTGGGCCAAATCAAATTATTTATTTTTTTCTTTTTTTAATATATTTAGAGAAATAAAAGAGGAGGTTTCCAAAATGACATTAAAAATAAACCTTCCTCAAAGTGATATGAGAAGTACTGCTTGGACCAACAGTAAAGTGAGGTAGATATAATGATTGATTTTACTACTTATGCTTTACTTAAAACCTATGTAAAAACCACTATTGAAACTTTAGGTGGGGTTGGAAAAAATGGCAAATCTGCTTATGAGATTGCCGTAGATAATGGATTTGTAGGTTCTGAATCTGAATGGTTAAAAAGTCTTATGGGTAAAACTCCTTATATAGGAGAAAATGGGAACTGGTTTATTGATGGTGTCGATACTGGAACCTTGGCTACTCCAGATTTAGAAGATTATTACTCAAAAGCAGACCTACTTGCTCTATCCAAGGAAGAAATTCTCGAAATCTGTAAATAAAAGAGAGGAAGAATAAGATGGCTGATATTAAAAAGTTTTTAGACCAAGCCGGTGTGAGTACTTTATGGTCTCGCGTCGCAGAAGAATTAGCCGCAAAGCAGACTGCTATTAATAATGTAAAAAGTACTGCTGATACTAATGCTGCTGATATCATCGTTATGAAGGGTCAGATTGACGCTTTAGAAAAAGGCACTTATGATGATACTGAAGTTCGTGGCTTAATTGCTACCGCTCGACAGGCTGCTGAAGATGCTCAAGAAGATGCTGACTTAAATACTGCTGCTATTGCTATTTTAAATGGTACTGTTGATGCTGACGGTTCTGTTGCTAAAATGGCTAAAGACGCTGCTGTTGCTGAAGTTGCTGCTGTTGTCGCAGGCGCTGACGCAAGTTTCGACACTTTAAAAGAAATCGCTGATTGGATTGCTAATGATACTACTGGCGCTGCTAGTATGGCTAACGACATCGCTGCTTTAGAAGCATTAGTTGGTGATACTGCTGTTGCTACTCAAATTAGCAATGCTATTGATGCCGCTCTGAAAGTTGAAGGCGTCGATAAGTATGCTTTAGCAAGTGATTTAAGTAGTCTGGCTAACCGCGTTAAGGCTCTTGAAGATGCCGGCCACGTAACCCAGTCTGCTATTGATGCGGCTTTAGCAACTGCTAAAACCTATGCTGAAGAAAAGGCTAGCGCTGCTCAAAGTGCTGCTGAAGCAACTGCCGCTGCTGATGCTACTTCCAAGGCTAACGCCGCTGAAGCAAACGCAAAGGCTCACGCTGATGGTTTAAATAGTGCTATGAATATTCGTGTCGCCGCTCTTGAAACCGTTGACCATAGTAAGTTTGAAACCGCTGGCGCAGGCGCCCAAGCCCTCGTTGACGCAAAGGCTTATACTGATCAGGAAGTTGCTAAAATCCAGGCATTATCCGAGGCTGAAATCCTTGCCGCTATTAACGAAGCAAGTAACCAGGCTTAATTTCATTTAATAAAGGAAGGAAAATATTTTCCTTCCTTTATTTTTTTTATATGAAGGTGATTTAATTTATGAAATTTTTAGATTAGGACGGAGTAAAAGTCTTATGGTCTCAATTGTCAATGGAAGATTATCCTAATAATGAAATGTTAGTTGCGGTTATAAATGCAATAGATTCTGAATTAAACCAAATAAAACAAAATCCTTTACAATTAGTTTATCCAGTAGGAAGTGTTTATATATCTGTATTAGATATAAATCCTAATACTGCTTTTGGATTCGGTGAATGGGAACAAATTAAAGATGTTTTTCTGCTTTCTGCGGGAAATATTTATAACAATGGAGAAACTGGTGGAGAGGCCGCGCACACATTGACCGTTAATGAAATGCCATCTCATACACATAGAGGGTCTTCTGGAACTGCGGGCGCGCATTCTCATACATTAGGTACTGATATGGACGTCACATATAATGCATCAGGCAAATGCTGTTCTGTGCATAAAGATGGCGTTGATCCAAGTTTATGGAATGGTTCAACAAGTACAAATGGAGGACATACTCACACCATTAATATAGAAAATACTGGTAATAATGTAGCACATAATAATATGCCACCTTATTTAACAGTATATATGTGGAAAAGAATAAGTTAAAAGGAGGAAAATCTTTGTGTCTGAAATTAAAAAATATTTAGACCAAGAAGGTATAAAAATCCTTTGGAATTAGAATAATGAAACATTAGCCGCCATATTAAATGCAGTTGATGAAACTAAAGCAGATAAAGAATATGTTAATTCTTATAAACCACGTGAAGTTATTGAAAATAACGCCTCTCTTGAAATAGGTTTTTGGGTTGGTACTCAAGAAGAATATAATGCTCTTACAGAAAAAAGCAATTCAATATTATATTTTATTAAATGCTAATAAAGACGGTGATTAATATTGTTAGTTGAAAATAATGATATTATTAAATTTGGTAATACCCCAATTAAAAAAGTTTATTTGGGAACTGAAATTGTTTATATTAAAGATCATGCTTATTTTTTTAAAAATGGCAAATATGAATTCTCTGATGGTAGTTATGTTGAAATAACTAATGGAAATCACGTATTTTTACATTGTGTTGGTGGAAAAGGAGTATATTTTAATATATCTCACATAGACCAAAACACAATAAATTCAAAAAACTCTGATAATGCTGATTATAAACCTTTATGGTTTACTATTCCAGCAAATTCAAAATGCACTTTATCCGTTAAAAATGTAACAAATCATATGCCTGATGCTAATTTCCGTTTAGCATTAAAAGATATATCAACTGAATTTTATATTGGCGATGATGAGGATAGACTTGGCAAAGAAATAACTTTATATCCAGAAGAAGATTTAGAAATTGGATGTTTTTTCGCTTATATGGATAATAATATGGATGTTGAGTTTGATGTTGTTTTTATAGTAGATGAAGATGTATGGATAGGATAATAAAAATAAAGGAGGAAAACTTCTGTGTCTGAAACTAAAAAATATTTAGACCAAGAGGGTGTAAAAGTCTTTTGGAATTAGGTTAATTTAAATGATTATCCCAATAATGAAACTTTAATTGCAGTTTTAAACGCAATTGATGAAACTAAACAAGATAAAAATATTATCGTTACAAAAGGCTCTGATGGATTAGCAACTCATTCTCCATCTGAAATATTAGAAGCAGTACATAATGGTATTAGTGTTTATTATACTCCAAATATAAACGCTGGAACTTTACATCCTTATTTAGAAGGCTCTAGTCAAACTTCATATTTTCATAGTAATTATATTGATAATTCTAGAGTAGTTGCTACTGGTTTTCTAATTGATTCAAATAAAAATATTACAGTTTCCAATTTCTCTGCTTTAGATAATTATTATGATAAAACTGAAGTTGATGAATTACATACCACTCTTGAAGAATATGTTGATGATTCATTAGCAAATAATTTAGGTTTTGAAATTGAGAATTATTTCTTTATTGTTGAAACTGAACGAATAAATGGAGTATACCATTTAAAAGATATTACTTTTGATGAAATAATTGAAAAATTTAATAATGGCGGCAATATGGTTTGTCACGTTGATGGTACTGACTATATCCCATTATTATCAGTTACTCCAACTAAAATTATATTCTCTGGTATTTATAATACTACAAGTGTTAGTTTAGATTTTGATACTGATGGAACTGGCACTTTAACTTCTACATATTTAGCACAAAGTTCTGCTATTAAAAGTTATAATTGGGATGCGGCTTACACTCACTCTCAAAGCACGCACGCGCCTACTGATGCGCAACCTAATCAAAATGCTTTTGGAAGTATTTATTTTAATTAGAGTAGTGGAGTTACTGCTCCAAATGAAAATAGTAGTATAGGTTTAATTCAAGGTAATGGAATAGAAATCTCTTACGAAGAAGGAAGAGATAGTGATGTTGATATTACTATCACAAATACTGGTGTAACTTCTATTCAAGGGCAAACAGGCGATATTACGTTAACTACTGAAACTTGGACTTTTACTTTGGCTGATGGAACTGTAATTACAAAGTAGGTGTTAATTGGATGATGAATTTTCATTCTCACGTTAGATTAATTTCAAATGGTTCTTAGGCTTTAGATACTGGAGTATATTGTACTTCAAATATGAGATGTGAAATTAAGATGGCATTTTTAACAACTCCAGTAACATCTCAATACATAGGAGCCATTGAAAAAATAGATTCAACATATTTACGCTGTCATTTTCAGGCAGGAAATTTAAATGGTAATTATGTAATAGGTTTTTGGCAAGATAGTCCAACTTTAGGCAATGCTGTTTCAATACCTTTTGATACAGAAGAGCATATTTTTACCTATTCAGCAAGTGATTTAACAGTTGGGATAGACGGAAATACCGCAACACACGGTAATACTCCTCCTCCTGAAGATTGTACTTTTTATCTTTTTGATAGAAATGTTGTTGGTTTCGAGGCTAGCAGTACTCCTTGTCATTCAGCCCTAGTTTATGCCAAATTTTGGTATGGTGATGAATTAGTTAGAAATTTAATCCCAAGAAGAAATGAATAGGGAAAAGCAGGATTATATGATTTAGTTAATAATGAATTTCTTTTTAGTTTAACTGATTCAGATTTTGGAATAGAATATTCTAATACTTTACAATATTTTCAATTACAAGATGGTAAATATGTTATTGAACTTGAAGATGAAAATGAAATGTTTTGGTTATATCCAGCACCAACTTTAGCGCCTTCAAGTTCTTGGTATAAAGGCAGTTTAGCAAAAAATACAATAACTTCAATTTCTATTGTTGAAGATTATCTTCCAACAGGAGAAGAAGATGAAAATTGGAATGCTGATGAAAATAATAATGGAGATATTACTGCTTATTTAATTGGAACTGATTTAATAATGTCAATTAATGATTATCATTATTTTTACGCAAATCCAGATTCTTCTTTCGCTTTTGGAGGTAATAATAGTTCTACAAGATGGAGTAAAGTTACAAGTTTTACTGGTTTAAATAAACTTTTAACTAATAAAGTAGTTTCTATGGAAAGAATGTTTGATGGATTATTTTTATTAGAAGATATTGATGTCGGACATTTTATAACTAAAAGATGTACAACTATGGAATGTATGTTTAATAATTGTGAATTATTAAAAGAAATTGATGTTAGTAAATGGGATGTTTCTAAAGTTACTAATATGTATGCTATGTTTGCCGATTGCACTAAAATTACTAAATTAGATACTAAAAACTGGAATCCTGTTAGTTGTTTAAATGCTAACAGTTTATGTTATGATTGTTTTGAGTTAATAGACATAGATTTAGAAAATGTTGATTGGGGAACTGCAACTAATTTTGGTATGTCATTTTATTGTTGTTATAAATTACCAGAGTTAAAATTAAAAAGAACTGGTGAAACAACTCCTTCAGTATGGCAAGCGCCTGTGAGTAGTTGTCATTCTATAGTTAGTTTTGATGCTACTCCTATTAACACTACAGGGGTAACAGATTTATCCTATTTCTTTGAAGATGATGAAAATTTAAGAGAAGTTATTTGGCACGGATTAGATTTAACTTCTTGCTCTTCGTATTATTCTTTCTTTGCTAATTGTCCTTTACTAGAACAAATTGATTTAACTGGAATTAATACTTCTGGCACAAAAAATAATCGAGCCTAGAATATTATTCCTACCTCTTTAGCCAATTTAGATATTTATGTTGGAACTGAAGAAGAATAGGCTTTTGTATCTACGTATTTAGCAAATGGAGCAACTAATGTAACTTATCATATAGGAGAAATAATGCCTGCATTAGAATAATAATTAAACGAGATAGATTTATATAATCTATCTCGTTTTTTTTATTTATATTGATTTTTTTAAAAAAATATTATATAATATATATAGAAATTAAGAGAAAAAGGAGTTTTTTAAATGCCTGAAATGCAGAAGGACTTGGTCCTTTCTATTAATGAATATGCCTATGTTCTTGACCGAACTAAGGGTAATGTAAGTTGCTGGGTTGGCCCCGCAAAGACTTCTCTTTCCACTTCCGATGAAATGGTTGTGTTTAATGAGAATACCAAGGCTTTTGAACCCGCACGAAATTATTATGAAGCAACTAAACTTTTCACTACCGCACCTGAAAACTGGTATGTGATTTTGAAGAACCCCACTGAAAATAATTCTCATCCTCGTCCCGGCACTGCTAACAATCTGCCTGATAATATTCAGATTGGTCGTAAGATTAACATCCGTGGCCCTGTTTCTTTCCCTCTGTATCCTGGCCAGATGGCAAAGGTAATTAGAGGACACGCACTGCGCACTAACCAGTATCTGCTGGCTCGTGTCTATGAAGCAGAGGCCGCAAGTCAGTCTCAGGGTGAAATGTTGGATGCCGAAGGCAATAAAATTGAAACTGTAAATAAGTATGTTAATGGTCAGATTCTGGTCATTAAGGGTACTGAAGTTTCTTTCTATATTCCTCCTACTGGCATTGAAGTCATTCCTGTTTCCAACGATTATCGTAAGGGTTATGTGCGCGAAGCCGTTACTCTGGAACGTTTAGAATATTGTATTCTGAAGGATGAAGATGGCAATAAGCGCTATGTTCACGGCCCCGAAGTGGTGTTCCCCGAGCCTACTGAAACTTTTGTAACTTCCCCCAAGGGTGGTTTTGTTTTCCGTGCTATGGAACTGTCTCCCATTTCCGGTCTGTATATTAAAGTTATTGCCGAATATACTGATGATAAAAAGGTAGTTCATCCTGTTGGCGAAGAAATGTTTATTACTGGTAATGACCAGATGATTTATTATCCTCGTCCTGAACACGCAATTATTAACTACGATGGCAAGTTGATGCATCACGCTATTGCTATTCCAGAAGGCGAAGGTCGCTATGTTATGAATCGACTGACTGGCGAAATTCGTACGGTGCGCGGCCCCGCTATGTATCTGCCTGATCCTCGAACTGAAGTTGTCGTTAAGCGCAAGTTGAGTGAAAAGCAGTGTAATCTGTGGTTCCCTGGTAATGTTGATGCTCTGGCTTACAATCTGGCACTAACTGAAAAGGCTGTTGAAAAGTCCGTGGCTAAGTCTACCACTGCTAACTATATGGCCACAACTGATTGGGCTTTCTCTACCGCTGATACTGCTACTACTCTGGCAAATCTGGAAGCAAAGGCAAATATCTCTCGTGGCACTTCTTACACCAAGCCTCGTACAATTACTCTTGAAACAAAGTTTGAGGGAGTTGTTGCGATTGACATTTGGACTGGCTATGCCGTAAATGTCATTTCCAAGAATGGTGAGCGCAAGGTTGTGTGCGGCCCGCAGACTGTCCTGCTGGATTATGACCAGACTCTGGAAGTTTTGACTATGAGTACCGGTAAACCTAAAACCACTGATAATTGTATTCAGTCTGTATATCTGCGGCACGAAAACAATAAGGTCAGTGATATTATTAATGTTGAAACTAAGGACTTTGTGCGTTGTGCTGTTAAGGTTTCTTATTGCGTTGACTTTGATAAGAAGGCAATTAATAAGTGGTTCAATGTTGATAACTATGTTAAGTTCTTGTGCGACCGCGTGAGAAGTGAAGTTAAGCGTGTTGTTAAGAATTATACCATTGAAGAGTTCTACAATAATTACTCCACTATTGTTCACAATGTTGCTGTTTGTGCTGACCGTGAAAAGGCAGATGGTGATACTCGAATCGGCAGATACTTCCCCGAAAATGGTATGTACATTCACGATTGTGAAGTATTGAGCATTTCTGTTGAAAATGAAATCGCAAAGATGCTGACTGCTCATCAGCAGGAAATGGTTCAGAAGTCTCTGGAACTGTCTGATGCTGAAAAGAGAGTTAAGGTTGCTACTGCTCTGGCTGAAGCCGAGAAGAAGGAACAGGAACTGCGCTCCCAGCAGTTGCTGAATAAGATGACCCTGCAGCGTGAGGAAGCAATTCGCAAGCAGGAAATCCAGAGTGAAATTAATCGTAAGCAGGAAGCCGAAAAGATTGCTGCAAAGAAAGCCGAACAGGATATGCAGGTAATTATTGACGCTCTGCACGAAGCAAAGTTGGCTCGTGATGTTAAGAATGCTGAATTTGAACTTTCTGCCGATAAGGCAAGAGTTGAACTTGCAGTGACAAAGCAGAATGCTTATACTGCTAATGTTGAAAAGATTATGGCTTCTATTGCTCCCGAACTGATTGCCGCAATGACTTCTACTTCTAATGCACAGTTGATGGAAACTGTTGCTCAGGCTATGTCTCCTGTTGCTATGGCACGTGGTGAGTCTGTTGCTGAAACTACTAATCTGCTTCTGCGTGGCACTCCTCTTGAGGGTATGATTGCCGACTTTGTAAAGAAGTCTGCAGAATAATTTAATAAGGCGGTCTAAAGACCGCCCTATTTTTATATAGGAAGGATTAAAATATGCCATTTGTAGGAAAAAAATTTGCTAATAATTGGGAAGTGTTAGAAAAATATTCTTGCTCTGAATATAGGACTATTTATCAGGAAATGACTGGTGATACTACTAAACAAATTAAAAATAGCCATTATCTTGTAAAAAATCACACTTGTGGAATTGAAACTTATATGGAACGTAGTACTATTCAACGCAATCTTGATAAAATTTGTTTAAGCAAATGTAAAGGTTGCAATGGTATTTTTACCGAACAGTGCTATTATAGTGGTAAATGTAGAATTAAACCTCTATATAAAACTCCTGATAGAGAGCAAAAAGTAAAAATTGGAGAAAGTTATGGTTTCTTTACTGTTTTAAATATTTATCCAAGTAGTAATTATGCAGACCATCAGTGTAGAGCAGAAGTAAAATGTAAACTTTGTGGAGCCATTTTAGAGACTCGTTTTGACAAACTTCTTGAAGAAGAACTTGCTTGTGAGTGCTTTAAATCTCATAGTATCGGTGAAATGAAAATTAAACATTATTTTGATAATCACCAATATAAATATAAAAGCGAATATACTTTTTCTGATTTATATGACCAAAATCCTTTAAGATATGATTTTGCTTTTTTTAATGACAATGATACTCTTTTGGCTTTAATTGAATTTGATGGAGAGCAACATTTTAAATATATTCCCGGTATTCATGACACGAAAGATGATTTTAAAAAACTTCAAGAACATGATAAAATGAAAAATGAATATGCAAAAAAGAATAATATTCCTTTACTAAGAATTCCTTATACAAAAATTCATAATATTAATGAAGAATTAATTAATTTTATTCTTTCTTTAAATAATCTTTAATTGATTTTTATAAAAAAATATGATATAATATTTTTATAAAAATGAAAGGAAAAGATAATAATGAATGCTTGTGATATTTTTATTAAAAATTATGTTGATGAAAATGGTTTTAGTGATATTATTTTTATTAATGATTTAATTGAAAAATATGGAGAAAAATTTAAATCTAATAACGGCTGTCAATGGGCTAGAAAAGGCTCTAAACTGGATAAAAAATATAACTTAACTCGTTTTCATGCTAATGATTTAGGCGGTAAAGGCAATAAAACAGTAGCAATTCAAGTCCAAGGTTTTAGAGAAACTATTGAAAATCATAATATTCCAATAAGTGTTAAAAATTCTTTAAAAAATAAACCTTGTGCTGTACTTGGTGTAGTTACTAGCGATATGGAAATTGACCATAAAAATGGTAAATATGACAATGATTATTATCAAGAAAATGATTTTCAACCATTAACAAAAAGCGTTAATGATGCAAAAAGAGAGCATTGTAAAAAATGTAATGCATCTGGATGCCGTTTTAAGGCATCTATTTTAGGATATAGTGTAGATTTTATTGAAGGTGATGAAAACTCTCCTACTTGCCAAGGCTGTTATTGGTATGACCCTCAATTATTTAATCGCACTATTTCAGCAAATTTTATTAAAAAGTGAGGAAGAGTAAATATGATTTTTGATTTTAAAAATGAATCTTGTTTTGATTTTTTACCTAAAATTCCAACTAATTCAATAGATTTAATTCTAATTGACCCTCCTTATGAAATTTCTCGTCCTACTAATTTTTAGTCAGGAGAAGAAACTGGAAGAGATACAGATAGATTTAGAATTTCTATGGATTTTGGTGAATGGGATAAGAATTTTTCAGGATTAGATATTGTTGTTAAAGAAGGATATCGAATTCTTCGTCCTGGTGGAACTATGATTTGTTTTTATGACCTTTGGAAAATTGAATCACTTAAAAATTTATATGATAACAATAAATTTAAACAAGTGAGATTTATTGAATGGGTAAAAACCAACCCTGTTCCAATTAATAGTAAAATTAACTATCTGACAAATGCACGAGAAGTAGCTGTTTCTGCTATTAAAGTTTCTAAGCCTACTTTCCATAGTTCATATGATAATGGAATATATTTTTATTCTATTTGTCAAGATAAAGGAAGATTTCATCCTACTCAAAAGCCACTAGCTTTTATGGAAGAATTAATTAAAAAGCATTCTAATGAGGGAGATACTGTATTAGATTGTTTTGCCGGCAGTTGTACTACTGGATTGGCGGCTTATAATACTGGTAGAAATTTTATTGGATGCGAAATTGATAAAGAATATTTTGAAAAGGCTAGTAAACGTGTTGCTCATTGTAAATCAGAATAAAAATCTTTAATTGATTTTTTTTAAAAAATATGATATAATATATATATAAATTAATTCCCCTCTTGTCCAAGAGGGAACAATAATGGGCGGAACGCCCATTCCAGACTTTGGACGATGGTTATTAAGGATAAAACTTAATTTTTCATATTTATATGGAAAGGAGAGATAATATGCCTGCAAAATTAGATTTATTAAATAAACGTTTTGGACGTTTAACTGTAATTGAATCGGCTCCAAATAAAGGAAAACGTAGTTAGTGGAAATGTAAATGTGATTGTGGTAATGAAATTATAACTCTTACAGAATCATTAAGAAGTGGCTCAACTAAATCTTGCGGATGCTTAAAAATTGATACTGCTAGATAGAATGGTTTAAAAACACTGAATAATTTAGTAGGGCAAAAATTTGGTAAATTAATTGTTATTGAATATGCTGGTTCCAACAGAAACAGAAGTTCTTGGAAATGTGAGTGTGAATGTGGAAAAGAAGTAATAGTAAATCAAATGGAACTAGTAAGAGGAGATACTTTAAGTTGCGGATGCTTAAAAAGTTCTTTTGCTGAATTACAAATTGAAAAAATTTTAAAAGAAAACAATATTTCTTTTAAACGAGAATATTCTTTTCCTGATTTATTAAGTGAAAATAATATTCCTTTAAGATTCGATTTTGCTATATTTGATGATTAGGAAAAATTACAATATTTAATTGAATATGATGGTGAATAGCATTTCTTAAATAAAACTGATAATATCTGGGCTGATGATTTAAATAAGCGTCAAAATCGTGATAATATAAAAAATCAATATTGTTTAAAAAATAATATTGATTTGTATAGAATTCCTTATTGGGAAAAAAATAATTTAACTTTTGATTTAATTACAAATCAAAAATTTTTAATAAAATAATCAAATTACGGCCTAGAAAAAGGCTAAGGTGAAAAAGGAGATTAAATATGTCTGTATTGCTAAATGCTTTGAAGGATAATACTAATTTCACTCGTACTGAAAATGGTGCACTAACTCATAAAACTACTAAAAGTGATTTGCTCGATATGTTTGCTATGGGTGGAGCCTACCGTAAGAGAAGTGATGAAGACGTAATTCTTCTATTTAAGAAGGCTTATGAAGAAAATCCTGTTTATGCTTTGAAATGCCTTTTCTATCTACGAGATATTCGAGGTGGACAGGGCGAGCGCAGATTCTTCCGCGTTTGCATCAAGTGGTTGGCTAATAACGATATTGATGCTATGCGTCGTAATCTTCAGTATGTGCCTATGTTTGGTCGCTATGATGACCTCTACGAATTCGTAGGCACTAAACTGGAAAAGGACGCTTTCCAGATGATGAAGAGACAGTTGGCTCTGGATATGGAGTGTAAGACTCCTTCTCTGCTAGCAAAGTGGTTGAAGTCTGAGAATACTTCTTCTCAGGTTTCCAGAGACCTGGGCAATAAGACTCGTATGGCATTTGGTATGACTCATAAGCAGTATCGTAAGACTCTGTCTATTCTGCGCGAGCGTATCAATGTCCTGGAACGTCTTATGTCCGCCGGCAAGTGGGATGAAATCGAGTTCGACAAGATTCCTTCTCGCGCTGGTATGATTTATAAGAACGCATTTGCGCGTCACGATCTGGAGCGTATGCGTCAGGACCCCACCGTTCAGTCTTACGCAGACTTCGCAAAGGATGAAACTAAGGCAGTCAATGCCAAGGCTCTGTATCCTTATGAGTGTGTTCACGAGGCTGTAAAGATGCTTAATCGTAGTTGGAATTATGGCTCTGGCTATAAGACTACTATGCCTGCTATGGATAATACTAACCGTTTGATGGTAAATAAGTATTGGGATAACCTTGCTGATTACTTCAACGGCGCTTCCTTTAATGGTCTGGCGGTAGTTGATACTTCCGGCTCTATGTGCGGCGCTCAGGCATCTGCTCCTATCAACGTCGCAATCTCTCTGGGTCTGTATTGTGCTGAAAAGGCTAACGGCCCCTTCAAGGGTCATTATATCTCTTTCAGTTCTCGTCCTCAGTTGATTGCTACCGAAGGTGTGGACTTTGTCGATAAGGTCGCTCGTATCTGGGAGACCAATTTGTGTGAGAATACCAATATCGAAGCAACCTTTGATTTGATTCTCAACACCGCACTGGCCGGTCATATGACTCAGGCTGACCTGCCCGAGAATATCATTATTTTGAGTGATATGGAGTTTGATGCCGCTCGTGGACGACATTCTTGGTATGGATATAAAAACAATGATGATATTGAGCAGAATACTTTAATGGAAAATATTTCTAATAAGTGGGAAGCAAATGGTTATCATTGTCCTAATCTTATCTTTTGGAATGTGGATGCAAGACACAATAACATTCCTATGAAAGTTCAGAATGGCATTACTTTTGTAAGTGGCTTTAGTCCTACGCTATTTGAACAGATTATGAGCGGAAAGACCGCAATTGATTTGATGTATGAAGTTCTGAATCAGGATAGATATTCCTGTATTAAGTAAAAATTATGAAGTTTGACTGGGCAAAGAATATAAAATTTGCCCAGTCAAACTTCATATTTTTATGAGGTGAAATATATATATGAATTATGAAGATTTAGAATTTTATACCCCAACAAAAAAACCTCCACATAATTTTAAAGATTTAACAAATACAGAAAATGAATATTTTAAAATCGTTGGTAGAGCCCCAAATAAAAATGGAATTACTAGATGGAATTGTCAATGTAAAGCGTGTGGCAGTTATTGTGTAAAAGATGCTAGTAATTTAAAAAAACACAAAAGTTGTGGATGTGAAAAAAATAAAAATATTGGCAAAGCACTTCGTAAAGATTTAACTAATAAAAAATTTGGAAAATTAACGGCTATAAAATACGCTAATAAAAGTAATAAAAACGGTAATGCTATTTGGATTTGTAAATGCGATTGTGGAAACTTTTGTGAAGTAGACAGTAATAATTTAACAACGCTACATACTTATTCTTGTGGATGTATAAAATATTCAATTGGAATTCAAAATATTTTATCTATATTAGAAAATAATAATATTTTTTATCAGTTAGAATATGCTATACCCGGTCAATATGAAGGACATCCTTATCGTTTTGATTTTGCTATTTTTGATAGCGACAATAATCATATAATTCGTTTTATTGAATTTGATGGAGAACAGCATTTTAAAGAAACTTCTAAACAATGGACAAAAAATAGTTCTTTATTACAAATTCAAAAAAGAGATAAAATAAAAAACGAATATGCTTTATCTCACAATATTCCATTAGTAAGAATCCCTTATTGGGAAAGGGATAAAATCACATTAGAAATGCTTATGGGAGATAAATATCTAGTAAAATAAGGAGAATAATCTAATTAGATTATTCTCCTTATTGATTTTTTATAAAAAATATAGTATAATATATATACAAAGTTAAGAAAGGAAAATAAAAATGAAAGAAATCCGTTGTAGTTTCACAGGTCATTTTTATGTTTCAGTTGAAGATGATGCCACTCCCGACGATATCGAAAATGCCGTTGAGCGTTATGTTGTAGCAATTGAAGATGTAGATGTCCTTACTATTGATGAATATGATTGGAATGAAATAAATGATTAAAAGCAGATACTCTTCAAATTTTAATTC